TCTTGGTCGATTTCAGCAGTAATTTCTTGTGCTAAAGCGGCCATGATTTCTGCCTCAATGTCAATACCTTGCATAGCTTGTGCATCTTGAGCAGCCTCAAAAGTCCAACGTGCGCTTAGTTTACGAGACTTAGCTTCGACTGGTGCTTTCAAGATTTGAATGCTCATACGCTTACCTGGCATACCTTCTAAAACTGCTGTATTAGTAGCTTTAGGAGTTGCATCAACACCGTTACCACTATAAGCGGCAGCGATCTTGAATGGGCTCAATGCCTCATCACCAGCAACTACGCTATCGCCAGCTGATGTATCAGCATAACGTACACGTAGAGTGTGGATTTGTCCAACAGGGCCAGTCATTGGTTGTACACCGATGATTTCGTTGGCAATAACTGTTGGCATTACACGACGGATAACTGGAAGAATAACACGGTTAAGTGTTGCAATGTTACCGGCGGATGTTGCACCAGCGGTAGCACTTTCTGCTAGGTATCTACGTGTGTTTTCTAAACAAACGTTCATGCTTGACTTGCGGGTACCGGATAGGCCTTCAAGCAGAGCGTCTTTGGTCTCTGACCATCTTTCATTTAATAATTGTGACATTTATAGTCTCCTTGAATTATAATTATTTTAGACCCGCAAGTTTGCGGATATCTAAAATGTTATCTAAGCCTACCTGTGGCTTGCTCTCTTTATCGCCAGTAACTTCTGTGCTTTCTGTTAAAGCAACTTTTGTTACTTTTCTCTTCTCGCCTTCAACAACTGCTGGTAGGTATTTGTCATATGCATCACGTAGTCTAGAAGTTTTTACACTTTCTAACAACGATTGCATGACTTCTCTCTTGTCAGCACTTAAAGGTGCTAACATTTCGCTCATCACCGTCTTACGCTCCATCAAATCTTTGGCTACACGAATTTCGCGGTCCTTAGATTCAACAATAGTGTCTTTTTGTGACATAGCATTTTTTGCTTCAGCTAACTCTTGTTCTTTCTTCTCGATAACCTTTAACAATTTACTTGTTTCAGATTTTTCGTTTAGATACGAACCAGAATATTCTTGTGCAAATGCTTCAAATACGCGGCGTCCAAAACTGTTCTCGCGGGCACTATCAATATCTTCTTTCAATTGCTTGATTTCAGAATTTAATTTGCTAGTAACTGCTTCTTGAACAACTGCGGCGCTACGTTGTATGAATTTACTCTTAATTTCTTCAAACTTGCTTTTTGCTTCACGTACTAACTTAACTTTCGTTTCAGCTAGATCACGCTTGTCAACTGCAAATTCGTTGATTTCCTTGGCCAGTGCGTGTACTACGAACTGTTCAAGTTTGTGGAAGTTTTCCGTAACTTTCTGACGATCATTTTGGAACTCTACCAATTCTTTTCCTAACTGTCCTAGAATAAACGACTCTAATACTTTCGCATCAGATTTCATTTTGTGTTGATAAGCAACCTTAGCTTCTGCTAATGCTTTCTTATCTTCTACTAGTTCAGCCATTTCTGCGGCCAATCGCTCGCTTAACATCTTGTCGATTGCTTCAACCATAACACCTTTATCGTGTGTATACTTTTGAGCAAATTCTTCGCGAAGTTGAGCGGTGACTTGGTCGCGATTCTCTTCGATTTTTTTAGAGAAAGCGGCTTCGATGACAGATTGTGTTTCTTCTGTCATTACACCACTTTCAACTAATTGTTTGAATGCGTCCAACATCACTATCTCCTATCCGGTTATTTTAAACCGTTTATAATGTTAAGCATCGCCTCGCGGAGATGCTTCTGTGCTTTGGGATCTTGTTGTACTTCTTGCGCCACCCTAAACGCTCTACTACCACCTCTTGCATTTAAGAGATGTTCGTAAACCGGTGTTGGATAAGCTCCAGGCGCCGAAGGTTGGGCAACTACGTCTACAGTAATAATCTCAAATTCTGCCACTTCGCCAGTTGCATCGTTAACGTTGCCGCTACCTCTGCTACTTACACCAAGTTTTACGCCGCTTTCAAGCATAGTACGAACTAGATTGCCCATTGGCGTTGGAAGGATCTTCATCTTTCCATAACCATTAGGACCTTCCATCCACATGTTTGTTATCATGTGGCTGACACGGTCTAAATTCACTTTTAGATCATCCGGATGATCTACCTCACCTAATACAGAATAACCATTTTGTATTTGATCGTTGAGAGTCTTAACAGCATTCTCGATTTCTCGTACTGGATAAACCCGCTGGTTTTGATTTCGAATGCCGCCTTGAATAGCAATGCCTTTTAAGTAAAGGTTTTTGCCATCCTTATCGTCAGACTCTAATACAACTCCTGCCTGATCAAAACTTAAATGTTCTCTTAGATAAGATAGTTTCATCTAGTTTCTCTGATTACTTTTTACCAAACTGTGGTAGGAATTGTTTCTTACCACCGGTATCACCAGTTTGACCGGCTTTGTCGCCGCTACCAGAACCTACTGGACCTGGAGCCTTGTTATTGCCTGGATATCCAGCACCTTGTTTAGATACTGTTTTAATACCAGACTTAACACCGTCAACATTGTGTGTACCACTACCTGTAAACTTGCCTTTAGTAGCACCAACTAGACCACGTGAGCCTTTGTCAGCATTAGGGCTTGTACCAGTATTGCTACTAGTGTCAGTACCTTTACCACTTAGTATGTTACCTGCGTTTGCACCGGTACTTGGCTTACCACTTCCTGAACTAATTGGACTGCGGCCTTCAACAGGTGCGCCATCTTTATCACCAGAACCTGCACCAACGTACTGTCCTTGCGACTTCATAGAACTACCTTTGTCCCAGTCGTTACCAACACGCTCAACGTACTCACGCATAGGGGTTCCCATGTTTTCGTCGTCTTCTGGCTCTTCTTCTGGCTCTTCTTCGCCTTCTTCATCACCAAAACTTGGTTCTGCTGGCTCTTCTTCTGGCTCGTCACCACCGTCACCACCGTTAACGATAGCGTCAAATTCTGCTTTTAGTTGCTGTAGAACGTCAAGAATTTGTTCTTCGCCGGCGGAAACTCCACCTTCGGAACCTTCTTCACTTCCTGGACCATTTGGATCTGTGATAGCATCAACTGCACTGTCAGCTGGGTCGTTATCGCCACCAATTGACATAGAAGTTTCGTCACTTCCATCATCCATTCCGAATCCTTCTTCTACAGATTCTTCAGCTTCATCATCATCGGACTCATCAACTGATTCCTCAGCTTCATCATCATCAGACTCATCAACTGACTCTTCTTCTGCCTCTTCGGCAATCATATTTTCATAGATTTCTCTAGACTTTTCTACAACGATTTCATGGAATAATTCATTTGCCTTATCCATCTCTTCGTTGACAAGATAATCTAGAAGTTGTTCAAACTTTTTAGACATTGCGGGTTTCTCCTTAATTAGATGCGGCAAGGCTGTCAATGTATATTTACAGCCAAGTTGATATAGTTATGTGAAATAGGCCAAAAACGGTCGTTTCTGACTAAAAGTGCTGAAGATTTTATATCTTCTTATAAAGTTTCTGTCTAAAATATTTAGTTTTGAGACAAAAGAATTAAAGCTACTGTTTATACAGGAGCAGTTTCTTCTTGGGGCGGAGGAGCATACATAACTCGAACTAGCTCTAAGTCGGCTTTTTGTTCTTGTTCTCTAGCATCACCTGCTTTTCTAAGATTGTTTAACATGCCCAATGTTAAACGCATTTTTCTATTATCTTTGTTAAAAATTACGCTAGTGTCGTGCGCGGAATCATAGCGATCGTCGTTAGACATGCCCGCTTTATCTCTGTCAAAGTAAATGAATTCTTGTAATAGCATGTGAATATTTATCAGATTATCATGCTGACGGAGGGGGTGCTGTTCCTGCGGCAGGACTACCACCCGCAGGTAATCCTGTTATATCGTCCATCCCGTCACTATCCATACCTTCTGGAGGTTCAGTGGCTCCAGACAATCCGTCAATATCCGATTGTATACCGCTAGCAGTAATACCCGCTCCACGCAATTCGGCTTGAGCACTTAAATTAGTACCTTGATCGATATTTTCTTCGCGCCACATGCGTTCGTTTTCTGCAATTTCTTCTTGGCTTAAACCTAAGAAGCGTTTCATAGCAAAGCGTTTGCTCATAAACGGCACTTCGACCATTGTACCCCATGTACTTACACGGGCAGTATCCATTTCTGCTTGACGATAACTTGCAAAGTTTTGTGGTGGATTGAATTTAAGATCAAATAAATTATAATCTACATTAATGCCCTTGTTGGTTAGATACAGTTTAAATTCTGTATCAAAGGGTTCATGCATTAAACTTTGTAATCGCTCACAGTATTTGTTAAATCTTAATTCTTGTATGTAAGCAGTACCGACTCGACCATCATTGAAACTGCTTCCTCCGTCATCTGCTCCAGTAGGTAAGTAGCTACTAGGAATACGTAGAGCACGGAACAACTTGTTAGTAAAATAACGTAGATCATCAATTTCTCCTAAGTTAGTGCCGCCTGGAAGAATTTCAACTTTACTACCACGACCTTCTGCGGTTTGTGGAAAGAAATAATCTTCATTAATGCTTAACGGATTATAGGCCGCGTCAATAACGTTTTGACCGCCGCCCATACTACTGGGAATACGGCGTTGATTTACTTCATTTTTAACACGCTCAACAAAGCCCATGGCCAAATGGCTGGGCATGTTACCTACATCGATATAAAATACTCTGCGTTCAGGAGCACGTTGTACACGATAGATAATGATAGCATCTTCTAGCAATTCTTTTTGCTTGTATACTTTAAAAATAGTTTCCATTAGGCTGTTGCCAAATGGGAAGTTGTTATCTAGGCCTTCACTTAGGCTAATATGGATAACATGTTTTGCTTCAATAGTCCATTGATTAAGATTCTGTTGGAATCTGCTAGATTGATTTCCACCACCGATTGCACCAACCATGCCTTTTTGCTGTGCGCCGCCGGTCATGTAAGAAGTGCCGCCCGGTGTTACGTTTTGATTTGACGGGTTAATTTGTGTAACTGTTAAGTTTTGAAAGTTAATGTTTAAGTCACGGATAACATACTGCTCAGGTTTTTTACCTTCGCTTTCGTTAACAATAATCTTGTCTACTTTGCTAGGATCTACGTACATCCAAGTTTGTGTTTCTGGATCACGAACAAAGAATACATCACCGTATTTGAATATGTTGCGTACTACTTTAAAAATCTTAGTTTGGAATTTGTTAAGTTTTGTCCACTGCTGTAGATACTTTTTAATCAGTTTAATTTCTGTACTAGTTGCTTGGTCTTTAAAAAACACTTGAAAAGGTGTAGCGTTTTCATCATTCATCTGTGTGCAGAATTCTGCAAGAATATCAAAAGCCGCATTAACTTCACTATCACTGTCCATTGAATCATACTGACCGTAGCGTTCTAATCTGTTAGGATGTCCAGAATATACATCAGGTAAGTAACTGCTATAGTTTGTTCTAGACATACTGGCTCTAGAAGAGTCACCACTAGAAATTGGGCTCAATTGCCCGGTAGTATTAACTGGTGTAAAGTATCTTTTCCAACTCATAAATTATTCCGTTTTAAGCAAATGCATTACCGTTTAAATCTCTAGTAGCCTGTAGATTGCGTTCAGTATTATCTGCTACTGCCTTCATATGCTCTAGTATCTGCTCGTTAATACTATTTAACCTATCTATACTGGCTTTAAGTTTTATTGATGCACTGCCGTCCATCATTGTTGATAACTGTTGTGGAGTAAACACTCCTTCTTCACCGTGTAGAGTAACATTTTTTCCGTTGCCAAAGTCTTCAAATAATTTTCCTGTTGATCCTAAACTGCCCGAAGCTCTACCTTCGCTATCTCCAAATAATGATCTTATCGATTGGTCAATAACTCCTCCAATAAATCCTATACCAAAACCAACAGCGGCACCAGGACCTGCACCAATACCACCTGTAGGGACGCCACCGGCAATGGCGCCAGGAATGGCCATTCCTGTACCATATGCGGTGCCCCGCATCAGTGCTTTTGTTCCAAAACTGGTATTGTCACCTACTTGTTTAGCAACTGCTCCTAAAATATAAACCATACCTTCGACTACCTTTTTTATAATTTCTTTGCGGCCTTCGTCATTAAATAATTTAGGTATCCATTCTTTAAGAACCTCTGAAAAGTCTTTAATACCTTTTATAATTTCTGGCATATTTTTTTCTAATACCCCAGTTAACGGATTTAATAATTGGTCTATTAGTACATTTCCTAATCGTACAAATGCCGCATTTAATCTTAGCATACTGGCTTCAAGATCTAATGCCGCTTTTAACGCACCTGATCTAGTATTTGCTTCTTTTTCTGCTAACTCTTTTTCTTTCGCCGCAATAGTTTGTGCTTGTTCTAAAGAAGTAATTTCATTAAGATTTCTTCTTGCAAATGCTTCAGCTCCAAAGCCAAGTTGTTCTGCAAGTTTATCATTTCCTTGAGCTAGCGCATTTGCTGTTGGCATTATAGCACTATATGCTTCGGCTGCTTGATATTGTCCAGTAGCTAATCTTTTTGCAGATCCTTCTTGAAAATCTGTAAGTTTTACAGTTTTATCCATGGCCAGTCTTGCTGTTTTTTCCAAAGTTCCGCCTAGTTCTCCACCTAATGAATATATTGCACCAGCGGCCTCGCTTTGCGCGGTTAATCCTTGAGCAGTGGCTTTAATAATATCTGCTCCGCCCTTTTTACCGTTAGCTAATGCTTCATTTACTGCTAATTCTAATTTTTTTCGCGTAGCATCATCTTGAGTTGACATAAATGCTCGCCAATTAGCTTCTTTCATTTGTTCTTCAAGCTCTTTTTCTTGTTGTTCGCGGCTTCTGCCAGTTATCCTTGCAATAAGATCTAATTCTTTTCCATATTCAGCTACAGCAATGGCAACACCTTTATAATCTTGTTGTTGTTGTTTGCTTAGTCCGCCAGTTACTCTAACATAACTAGCAGTTAATAAATTCATGTCTTCAAACCCATATCCTAGATTTCTTAACTGTTCTCCAACGCCACCGGTTCTTGTTAATTCTAAGTTTATATTTTTAAAGTTTTTAGCACCTTCATTTGCAGTCTTTCCCATGTACGCAAATGTGTCCGAACTAGATGCAATTATTTTAGTAAATTGATCTAAACTTACCCCTAATGTAACCGCAGTTTCACGTAACTCGCCTAATGCTTGTCCAAAGTTAACACCATACTTAGATAATGATCTGTAAGATGCTAAATTATCTTCTTGGATTTTAGCTAAGTTAGCAAATAATCCGGCAACTACTCCTATAATCGGAAGATCTTTAAACGCCATAAACATGTCGCTTATGCTAGCCGTACCAGATAATGCCTTAGCTGAGAATGCCGCAAGATTACCAATAGTAGCACTAAATCCCGATGCTAAATCGCCGAGAACAGATCCTACTATCTTTCCAGCTGTAGCCATATGATTAACTTTTACAGAACTGTCTTCTGCCGCATCACCTAATTTTTTAAGTTTTGTCTGAGTAGCTTCAACTGCTTTAGGATCTAATCCTGATGCTTTTGCTAGCTTTGCAAAACTTGCGGCCTGCATAGCACTCTGAGTTTGAGCCTGTTTAAGTATCTGCTCTAATAAATCTTCCATTGCCGCTGTTTCGATGGTCATATAATTTTCCTAGTTCTATGCGTATATAAATAATTACCAGAAGTAATCAAACTTATTTATCGGAGTGTAAACCATGGTTCCTAACCCAAAAACAAATAATATAAATCCCTTGGCCAGTTTAATGCGACAGCCTAAGATTTATGTGAAATTACCTAGCAACGGAAAATATTGGCCAGAGGGATCGCTGAATATTACTCAAAATAGTGAATATCCAATATATTCTATGACTGCTAAAGACGAACTAATATTAAAAACTCCTGACGCCTTAATGAATGGTCAAGCAGTTGTTGATGTAATACAGAGTTGTATGCCAAACGTAATTAATGCGTGGGAGATGCCTAATATAGATACAGATGCTATCCTTATTGCCATTAGATTAGCAACCTATGGTGACAGCATGGACACAACATTTAAGGTTGGTGAAGAAGAAATGACCTATAGTATAGATTTAAGAATGGTACTAGATTCATTATATGAAAATATTTCATGGGATGAAAAAATTGATGTAGACCTAGATATGGCCATTTATGTTAAACCTGTAAATTATCGGGTAGCCAGCAAAACAAGCATTCAAAACTTTGAAACACAAAAATTAATAAGTTTAGTAAATGATTCTACATTATCTGAAGATGAAAAAATAGAAAGATTTAAAGAAAGTTTTAAAAGATTGACAGACATTACAGTCGGTATTGTTGTTAATAGTGTATACAAAATTGAAAGCGCCGCAGGATCAACTGATAATCCAGAATTTATAAAAGAATTTATGGATAATTGCGATAAGAGAATTTTTGATCTTATCAAGGCAAAACTTGATACACTACAAAAACAAAATTCATTAAAACCAACTAGAATTAAATCAACTCCAGAAATGATTGCAGCCGGTGCGGCAGAAGAAATTGAAGTTCCTATTGTATTTGATCCTGCAAGTTTTTTCGGATGAGGCTTTTATCTCTAAATCTGGAAGAGGTAACTAGTCTTCTTAATGATATGGAAAAAGAGATAAAAGCCATAAAAACAGAATTGTTTAAATTATCCTGGTTTATGAGAGGTGGACTTCCTATGGATCTAGCTTACCAAACTGATCCACAAGATCGAGAGCTCATGGGAAAGATAATTGAAGAAAATCTCGAAATAACAACTAAAAGTAGATTACCGTTCTTTTAAAGTTTCATTCCTAAGAATCTACTGTAACCAATACTTTCGTTCGCGCCACTGGCCATACGCTCATGGTCAGCATCCAGATCGGCTTGTGTTGGTTTTGTTTCAGCGGGTGGTATTGCTGCCGGTTTGGGTTCTACTGGTACAGGTTTATTAGCACCCATTATATCTTTAGCTAATCTTCTCAATTTAGAGTTTACTGCCCCACCTCCTGCAATATATGCAGACCACTCGTCTGCAAGTTTTGCTGGATCACTAAAAGGATTAGCGGCAGTAACATTGGGCGTTGCCGCAGGGTCTGCTGTTGCAGAAGTTTGTGTAGGCTCTTGTGTAGCAGTTTGTTGACCGTCTTCATCAGGAGGAAGACCTCTTTGTGCGGCTACAATTCTAGAATAATTCTGTTTAACTGCATCTCTAATAAGTTTATCAATCTGAGCATTGTTTAATGCACCTGGATCATTGGCAAATTCACGGACAACATTAAACTTAGGCGAGCCATCTGGATTCTTTCCAACTAATTTTTGTACAGGTACGCCTACTCTAGATTGTGAAAAACCCTTGCCAGTTCTAGATGAAAGTGTATCACCTTTTTGTAATCTTGCTTTTAACTCAGCTTGCTTGTTATTAGGTGTTGATGTTCCTGGTGCTTCAGGATCTAATGTAGGTTCTATTCTTTCACCAGGTGGTGCAGTTACAGGAGTAGTTCCTGCAGGAGGTAATCCAGTTTGTGTATCAGTTCCAGTAGGATTGGATGGATTTACTAATGCATCTAATTCTTGTAGTCCGTGAGTTCCGAGGAATTTAATTAGATTATCATATGTAGCAGGTTGTCCTCCACCTACTAATTTCATGAAATCGCCTTTTAAATTGGCTACAATTCGATCAGAGTGTTCTGCACCCTTACGCTGTGATTGACTTGCTTTGTAACCACTAACTGCACCTTTTATCCCCGAGATAAGCCCGAGCTCATTAATTTGAGTTTCACTTAAAATGTTATCTAAACGCATTTGATATTCCTAAAGAATTGTTTTGTATATTTATGGTGAGCTTGCGCTCACCTGCTTCTACGCTGTCGCTTGAAGCAGATTGTCTTTCGAAGAAAGATTTAATATTATCCAGATCGTTCAGTCACACTTTGCCCTGGGCGGGCAAAGTAAAAACAACATTATCCGAGTCGAACATGTGTCACCTAGCGTTATAGCATTACAGTGGCGGTTGGCCTGTACCACGAGCTATGTCTTATTCCAGCGGCGGTTTGCACATATACGCTAACATACATACAAACGTGGGGTGTCTCTATCCCCTCATTTTGCCTAATCATCTATCTTCAAACAACCAAATCGCAGGTCTTATTAGCGATCTTCATCCATCCGGGTAGCGGTTGAGTACTCTTAACGGCGAGAGATTTCCATCCCTGTGATCCGAGATCCAGGTTTAGGGCACCAGAAATTAGCAGGTGCGAGCGTTTTACCGTGTTATTGAGCCTGAGATTTTTTAATTATATGGGAGCCATGGACACGAACAGATATTTGTCCGTTATAATATTCATTTGATTCTAATACTTTGCGGTCGAATTGTTCTCGGGCCTCAACGTAAGATGTTTCTGCTTTGCTTTTGCAATAGTGTAGTATTTCTCTGGTAAAGTTTTCTTTACCGTATAACTCAACGTCTTTGTTAAGTTCTATATTTGAGCCATAATAATCTTGCCAGTCCGAATCAATTTTGCTTCGGATTTTCTTTTTCTTTTTTGTGCCGTTCTTTAACTTTACAGTCTTGTAGGTCGTCTTTGCAAACTTGGCTAATTTTTTGCCCACGTACAGCCTGCCTGAAGTGTTACAGGAGATAAGATAAACAAACCCCACACAGTCTTCAGGCAGCGATTCTACGATGGCACCTTGATGGTACCAGGTCATAAATTATTTTACAGCTTTTTTAGCAACTGCAACTTTTTTAGTTTCTGCCGCAGGAGTCTTTGATTCTTTGCGAGCATTCTTTTCTTCAGTGATTTCGTTGCGGCGAGCTTTGATCAACTTGCCTAGCTCTGCTAGAGCTTTACGTGAACGTGTACCCGCGGCTGAATTGCCCCCAGTAAACTTTGCATCCTCTTTTAAGAATTCTTCGAATGTTGATTGTATTTGTTCGTTTGTAGTTGACATTTTATTTTTCCTTTTTTGGTCTACCCTTACCTCGAGCCTTCAATACTGCTTTTGTAGTCACTATTGATTGGTCCCAAAGTTTCTTATCTGCAATTCTTAATTGCCTTAAAACTCTTCGTAGATCTGTACCATTCTTCAAACCTGGACTTGCACAATACGCAACATTTGTGTTGTGTAGTTCTGCAATTAAAGTTATGTAACGATTATAAACCTCTTTATAGTCTTCTATATCTGACATTTATCCCTAGGCCTCAATGAAGTCCACATCATTTGAGTAACTGGTAAAACCGTTTTCTTTGACTACTCGTAGTACATTGTTTACCCTACCAATTAATTCATCTTTGTGAGATATTAAGTATATATTCTTGTTGCGTTCTCTGCCCATTTTTTTCAATACAGCAAGTCCTGCTTCAACACCTGCGGCATCCATGCCTGCATCAATTAATTCATCAATGAATAACAAATTAACATGTTGGTATAAGTTTTCCCATACATCCCGGAACGCAAAACTTAAGGATAAAATTAATCTGTTACGTTCGCCTCGACTTAAATTGTCAAAGTCTAAATCTTGTCCTAACTGTGTAATTTCTACATTAAGATCATTTAAGAAACTTACCTGATGTGGCAATCCTAATTTATCAATGTAATACCCTAGTCGCTTGTTCAAATAGCTTAGATTTTGATCAATAATTTTTTTACGAATAAAACTATCTTTGTTAGTCAATAACTTTAATAAAAATTCTTGATGATCTTTTAACCTAACTAATTCATTAACTGCATTCCAGTCAATTGCCTGCAATGCACTATGCTTTAATTCTGTAATCTGTTCATCATAGGGATTTGCTTCTGCATCTTTATTAACAATACTTTGTTCTAGATTGGTTAGATTATTTTGATGGCCTAATGCTTCTGCCTCTGTTTCATAATACGGTTCAGCCGGCCTTGGTTCTTGATCCCCTGTGCCTAATTCTTCTACAATTTGTTTAAGTTGTGCGCTCATCTTTTGAAAGTAATCGTGTGCTTCTTCAAAATGTTTTGTAGCAGTAGCAGTTAGTTCTTCGTGTTTATGATCATGCAGATCTTGTTCACATGCATGACATTTTTTATTTGCTAATGTTTCTAACTCTGTCTTATACTTGTTTAAGGTTTTCTCTGCCTGCCCTACAGCACTGTCTAACGTGGCTTTTTGCTTGTTTAACTCTCTAATCTTAGCATTGTTTTCATTCCATGTTTTAAACTGTGCGTGTAAGTTAAGTTCGTACTCAATATCTACCTTGCTTAGTTGCAACACTGAATTAAGCAGACTTGTAATATCAGATTCTTTTTTACTATCCCATGCTGAACTTTTTAATTCAAGACTACTGATACTTTTTTGAATGTTTTCGTTTGCACTTTTTATACTGTCAATTTTAAATGTTTCTATTTGAATTTTGTCTTTAGTTTCTTTAACAGACGCTTTTAACAATTCTGCTTTTTCACTTAATATTGTAATACCTAATAACTGTTCAATTACTTCTCGTTGATCCGCAGCCTTCATAGCAAGGAACGGTTCTGTATAGGTATTCAGCGCCACAAGATGTTTAAACATTGTATGACTCATTTCTAACAAATTGTCAATGTACTTTTGTGTCTCTCGGCTATCACCTTGACTTTCGTCATCGTCATTTGAAGATTTTTGTTGTGCATCGTTAACAAACAATCGCATAACATTGGGCTTACGTCCTCGTTCAATTCGATATAGATTGCCTGTTTTTTCAAATTCAACAGTTACTAACATGCCCTTGCCGTTAGTTTTATTAATTAAGTTTTCTTTGCGGATATTTGTAAGTGCGTTACCATACAATGCATAACTTAATGCATTGACAATAGTAGTTTTACCAGTGCCGTTTCTTGATCCGCTATCGTCGCCCCCTAGATCTAAGTTTTCACCTAACACGAGGGTTACTTGTTCTTTGTCAAAATCTACAGCTTGAGTTTGATTACCGACTGATAAAAAGTTTTTGACGGTTATATTTTTAATTTTAAACATTATAGACTATTGTATATTTCTAGTAAGGCTTTAGCATCGATAGTATCTGATTCAATACTAAGCAGTTGTTCTGTTACTATTTGATCTACGCTTTCAAAAGTATTATCTGGATTGTCATCGGAATTTGTTTCAATGTTATTCTTTTCTTGTATTAAACTGATATCTCTTATATCGTGTTCCTGTATATAAGTTTCTTTGATAAAGTTAGCTTCTTCATAGGTGATATCGATATCTAAATTAACTTTGAGATACATCTTACTTTTCATGATGCTATCTTTTTCATCTATCAGCTTGCTTAATTTTACAGTTCTATATTTCGGAGCATCGGCCCAGTTAATATATTGGGGCTTTCCGCCCCACTCTAATATCATCATGCCTCGATCATCGTCCCACGAATCTGAATAGTTGTGGGGGAACGCATTGCCTATATAGACAACTTTGTTGTTTTGTTGTCTCTTATGAAAATGTCCACTGAATATATAATCAGGCCCGTTAAAGTCTTCAGCCCTGAGCTCACCGTGATCGGGCATCTGCACCATTGCGTTCATAAAGAACTTGGGCAATTCGAAGTGTCCAAATACATAACGGCTTTTGAGGTCCTTCATGGTTTTCCATTCATCTCCAATAAGCCAAGGAACTAGGGTAACATCATCAAGAGTTGTAACACCGTCTACAACGGTAACTCCTGGAATGTGCCGACCAAAGGCACTGGAATGAATGTCGCGTTTGTCCTTGTAAAACAGATCGTGATTGCCGGGAAACCAAAAGAACTGCTCAAAAGCTGAACCTAGTTTTTCCAAACAGCGTAGACTAGTATCTAATGTAATTAGATTAATTGAGTTACGGTTATGGTGCCAATCCCCTAAAAATATACAGGTTTCACACCCTTCTTTTTTGGCCTCTTCAATAAACCAGTCAACAAAGTCTTCACAATCTTTATTATGAACGGTTGAATTTGATTTTAAACCAAAATGTATATCAGTGAAGCATGCCACTTTCTTAAACAATGCCATTAATAGATTCTCCTGAAACTAGTATAGCATAGTTTAATAATAAAGATCAAGCCTCGTCCTCTTCATCTTCGATGCTAGTTTCTTCAGATTTAGGCATACGCACATTCTTGTACAGTTCAGCCTGTCGTGCGGTTTCTCCGGCAAATTCGGCCTGTGATTGCCGTGTCATACTT